AAATCAAGTCAGCTGGTACCCAGGATATCCAGTGCGATATTGAGTATTTGGACAAGTCCTATATTCATGTATACCTAGACGGGGTGGAAACCACTGGGTACACCTGGACCAGCTCTACTAATATCAGGCTAAACGCAGCCTTAACAGCGGACACTACAGTGCTGCTCATTCGCAAGACTGAGCGGGAGTACTTGTATATTGAGTTCGCCAGCGGCTCTCCGTTCATTGAGGTGAACGTAGATTCTCAAAACACGCAATTCTTACACCTAGCCCAAGAGCTTGTGGAAGGCCGAGCTATTCCCGGATTCTACGGGAATATAAGCATGAACGGGTACCGCATCACTAACGTAGCGGACCCAGAAGACCTACAGGATGTGGCAACCAAGAACTATGTAGATACTGGGGATGCGGCACTAGGTGTCCGTATTGATGCCGAAGCCGCGGCGCGCAAAGCCGCAGACGATGCGCTCGATGTTCGTACTACCAATCTAGAGCAAACCTTTATCTCGGGGGAGCCTACGGTAAGCTACCCCTGGTATACTGTACTGGCCGAGGCTACTGACGAAGTTACGCCTGGATTGTCTTTCACAAAGGCTATAGTGTACGTGCAAGGCGTAAGCCAGATTCCGGGCTACAGTTTTGAGGTGGTGGATAATACCCTACTGTTTGCAGAGGTACTTCCGGCAGGTACATTGGTATCCGCCAGATTGGGGTATGATGCAGAGTTGTCGGAAACTTACGCCACAGCTACGGCGTTAGGGGAAGAGGCATCGGCCAGGGCTAATGCTGATGCACAGATAATTCTGGACTATCAGGCAGCAGTGGGAACTAAGGCAGCCAAAGGTGCTAACTCCGATATCACGAGTTTAAGTGGGCTGACCACGCCGCTGAGTAAAGCCCAAGGCGGTACCGGCAACACCACTGGTGCCGCTGATTCAGCTGCGAAGCTAGCCACAGCGAGGACTTTGGTGGTGGATTTGACATCCACTACACCGGCCAGTTTTGATGGCTCTGGCAATGCCACCTTAGGGGTAACTGGTAGCCTTCCGATTACAAAGGGGGGTACCGGGGCTGGTGATGCCGCCACTGCTAGGGCTAACCTGGGAGCAGCAGCGTCCGGCAGCAATGGAGACATCACAGCATTAACTGGGTTGAGCGGCGGTATATCCGGGCGTACTGATGGCGCGGCTGCAGCTGCCGGTGTAGTGGGGGAAGTACTGAGTGCCGTAACTTCGGCAGCTGTAAGTGTTACCAGCGGCATCGCATTGAACGTTCTGTCCTTGAGCCTACCAGCGGGGGAGTACGAGCTTGAGAGTGCCTTGTTAATCACTAATAGTGGCAACGTTACTGCCCTCAGTTTTGGGGTTAGCAGCACCAGTGCAGTGTTACCTAGCAACTGGTACGACTTATATTCCATAACCACCACACTGGCGGCTGGGAATTCTTCCAGACAAGGTATGTCACGCCGTCTACGGTTAAGTGCAACAACCACTGTGTACCTGGTAGCACAGGCCACCTTCACCGGTACCTGTACTGCTCAGGGTTATATTCGAGCAATGAGGGTTAGATAATGGCAGGGGCGGCTAAACGTAGTCGCCTCTCGGAGCTGCACCGAATGTTCACTGAGGCCTTGATTGAAGAAATCAAGCAGTCCAAGGAGGACGAGGTGCCGCTCCCCGCCGCAGATAAATCGGTTATCGCTAAGTTCTTGAAGGACAACGACATCACCGCGGATGCAGATTCCGAGGAGATGCAGGACCTCCGTGACGAATTCGATGACGAACTAGCGGCGCGCAGAGAGGCACGTAAGAAAGAGATTCTAAACAAAGTTGGTGGTTCAGACTCTGAGGACTTACTAGAAGGAATTGTCTAATGGTATCGGTGAAGACTGCGCGAAGACTGCGCATGCTCAACCAGAAACTTACTGGTTATAGTGCGAATCCGCGCAGTATTCCCAAAGAGGAGCGCGAGGACATCGCAATGATGATGGCCGCAGCGCTAAGCGACTTCCGGGAATTCGCATACATCGGTATGCGGTTCCTGGGCTTTACTCTCACGGACATGCAGGCCGATATTGCAGGGTACATGCAGAAGGGCCCTAGGAAGCGTATGGTGGCCGCACAGCGTGGTGAAGCTAAGTCTACACTAGCTGCACTGTACGCCGTCTGGAGGCTCATCCAGGACCAATCATGCCGTATCCTGATTGTGTCCGGTGCAGAGAAGCAGGCGTCTGACGTAGCGAACTTAATCATTCGTATGCTGGAAACCTGGCCGCTGCTGTGCTACTTGAAGGCTGACCCTACACGTGGGGACCGAACCTCCTTTGAAGGTTACGACGTACACTGTGACCTGAAACCTCTGGATAAGTCCGCCAGCGTCGCCTGTGTGGGTATCACTGCATCCCTACAGGGGAAGCGTGCGGACCTGCTGATTCCTGACGATTAACATCATGGTCGTCATTAAACCCCTTGAATTCGGTGGAAACCCAGACCGGGCAATGCCGAGCGAAGCCTCATTTGAGGAACGTGTAACGACTATCCGTAAGGAGTACTGGCAAGTGCCAGGAAGCGGGGGGCCTCAGTGATTACTGAGTGAAGATATAGTCTACTCTGCATGGGGACATGCAGTATCTACTACTTAACAATTTGGAGAATAGCAATGTCGAAATACACTGTCGGCGCTAAGTTTAAAAACCGTCAAGGCTCTACATTCACACTAATACGTCATGAAGGCGGCCCTTTCTGGACTGTGAGGTTTGAGTCTGGGTATGAGGCTGTGGCTAAGACACAGAACATTGTGTATGGTAAGGTTAAAGATTACTTACGGCCATCGGTATATGGGGTTGGGTATATCGGATCTGGTATGAGGATTCCTACCAGAGAGTCTGGGGACGTGGTTCGTAAGCACTATGACCTATGGGCTAACATGATTAAACGAACAGCACAAGAGAAGGGCTATGAGGACGTAACAGTCCACCCTGCTTGGCATAACTTCACAACCTTTAACTCAGAGATTACTGCTCTGGAAGGTTATAGTGATTGGCTGCTTGATTCGGCCGGATATCACCTAGATAAAGATTTAAGCGGTAGTCGTACTTACTCCAAGAGTACGTGCCGATTTATCCCAGCCTCTGAGAACTTATCAGACGCAGGCAACCGTCGCTGGGGTAACAAGTAGTAGGTAGGGGGAGAGGTAACGTCCTCCCTTTAATATACAGGATTGAGACCACCAAGAACGGTTTAACACAAACCCAACGCGAGCAGCTGCTGATGATTTCGAAAGACTTTGCGGCTATCTGTACGCACGGGGATACGCTGTACCTAGGCACACCACAGACCAAGGACAGTATCTATAAGACCCTGCCTGGACGTGGCTTCGAGGTGCGCGTGTGGCCCGGGCGCATTCCGTCGATTGAAATGGAAGAGCGATATGGAAGTACACTTGCTCCTTATATCCGGGAGCTTATTGGGCGCGGCTATAAACGCACCGGCTTCGGCGTCGATGGGACGCTAGGCGAGAGCACGGACACCGGACGCTATGACGAGGATGCACTGGTTGAGAAGGAGCTGGACTTCGGTCCGGAAGGCTTCCAGCTGCAGTACATGCTCGACACTACCCTGTCCGACCAAATGCGTACGCGCATCAAGCTTTCGGATATGCTGGTTTACTCCGGCAGCCAGGATTCCTCCCCGGAGACGTTCTCCTATATTGCGGACCGCCGGTACCTGTACCAGCACGAGCATGAGGGGATTATGGGTCAGCAGATGTACTTCCCGGCATTTTACGGGGATATGCACCTGCCGTACCAGCATAAGGTGCTGGTGGTGGACCCGGCTGGTTGTGGTGGGGACGAAGTGTCCTACGCTGCTGGTGGTGCTGCGAACTCGTACATTCACCTATTCTCCGTAGGCGGCTTTCAAGGAGGTATCAGCGAAGAAAACATTGATAAACTGATTGACCTGTGCGTAGAGTTAGACATCCCGGATATGGTGGTGGAGAGCAACATGGGGCACGGTACCGTGTCTATGCTTATCCTGAACCGGTTACGGGAGCGACGTCTCGCCGGTATTGGCGTAAGAGACCTGAACAACTCCACGCAGAAAGAGCGTCGTATCATCGACACAATCAGCCCAGTTACTCGTCGCCACCGCCTGGTGGTGCATGAGCGTGCCATTCACGACGATATCAGCACCTGTATGGCGTACTCCCGCGATAGGCGTTGGCTGTACTCTGCGTTCGCGCAGTTGTCCGGCATCACGTACGACCGAGGTAGTCTGGCGAAGGATGACCGAGCAGATGCAATCGCCATGATGGTGGCTACGCTGAACAGGCATCTGGTGGAAGATGAGAAAGTAGTAGCTGAGCGTGAGTCTGAGAAGATGGCTCGGGCCTTCATTGAGAATCCCCTGGATTGGGCACAGAATAAAGTGTCTAAGAGGCCCCGGGGTGTAGCTGCTCGGCTGCATAACCGGGGCAGAGGTAAACAACATAGAGGAAGAAGATAATGGCATTTGCAAAAGCAACCTCAGCACAACAGCAGGAGCTGCTGCGTCAGCTGAACATTCTCGGTAAGGACCTGTATGCTATCCTTACGCAGCCGCAGAACGTGGGCCAGACTGGTGCCGCCTTCGATACCAAGCTTACTGCACTGGAAGATGCAGTAAACGCAGTGAAGGCTGCTAACTAATGCGTAAACTGGTCGCTGGGTTACTGCTCGCGGTTACTCTGACTGGTTGCTCGGCGACCTCTGCACTCACCGGCTTAGTTGGTTCTAAGCCGGATGTGTCTGCTCAGGTTGGTGCCGAGAACACCAAACAAACCGTTGGCTTGAATAACAAGGTGGATTCCAGCACCACTAACAAAACCGATGTATCAGATTCTAACGTAGGCACTTTGGATACGTCCAGTAAGAAGCAGGTGCAAACTATTAGCACCGGGACAATCCAGGCAGAGCGCCTGCAGGTGGTTAATAATGATAGTTACAGTCTTATCCTCGCCGGATTAGCTGGGGCCAGCATTCCTCTGGTCTTCCTAGTGGTCATTCTGGTGATTCGTAAGCTATTCAGGAAGAAGGGGCAGCGGGATGATTAAGGTAGGAGACATGGTTGGGTCGGACCTCGCTACCCGGGCAGGTGCAGCAGTTACCGGTGCCACGGTATCAGGAGGTTGGTTGGCAGAGTTAATGAGCTGGAACTGGAGCACTATCAGCTTCATCACTGCGACGGTGTGCGCGGTGCTAACCCTGGCGTGGAATGCGTATTACAAGCGACGTACATTCAAGCTCCTAGAGGAGCAGGCACGTAAGGGGACTATTAAATATGAGTTTAAGGACTAAGGTTATTGCGGCCCTCACGGGGGCCACTATGCTCGGTGGTGCTATCACTGGAGTGATTCAGCACAACGAGGGCTTGAGCCTTACCGCCTACAAAGACAGCGCGGGTATCCCGACTATCTGCTACGGGGAGACAAAGGGCGTCAAAATGGGCCAGGGAGCCACACTGAGTGATTGTCAGAAGCAACTGATACAATCAGCAGGGGAGCATGCAAAAGCTCTTGACGGGCTTCCTATGCAGCTCTCTGACGTGGCCCTGCTAGGTGCCCTGGACTTCACGTACAACGTAGGCGTGGCTGGTTTCAACGGAAGCTCCGTGAAGCGCCACCTCAAAAGCCTTGATTATGCATCGGCCGCGAAGGCTGTGCTGGACTGGCGTTATATTAGCAAGTACCAGAAGAATTCCCCAGGGGTTGGGTGGGCGCACAAGGGCGGTACTCGCTGGACCTTTGATTGCTCTCAGTACATCAACGGACAGCGCAACAAAGTGTGCTGGGGTCTGTGGGAGCGTAGGCAATGGCAGAGCAAGGCCATTGGGAACCAGTATAAGAATGTAAACTCAGCCCTGGCTGAATTGAAACGATAGGTGATGATATATGGCACTAGTAGATTTAGTGAGGGCTGGGGGATATTCTGTTGAGTACCCGCAATTCTCCAGTATGGCTAAGCTAAAAGCATTCCCACACTCTGAGGACGGGCAACTTGTTAGGTTGTTGTCTTGGCATGAGGGGGTTGGTTTAGGCGGTGGGCTGTTCAAGGTCAGCACCAGCAGCACCGCTACAGGTAACGATGGTACGGTAGTAGTGGCTAGTAATGGAGTGCGGCTGCTTCGAGTAGTAAACGGACCTATCTGGGCAGATATGTTTGGTGCACTACCAAATTCAGATATAGACAGTATGCCAGCAGTGGCTGCGGCTTATGCGTACGCTGCTTCTGTGAATACGGACCTGTATATCGGGGTGGCGACTTACAAATTCAAGGGAAGCACTCCAATTAATATAGACCCCTCCAGGGCCGGCATTATTGGTTATCAAGGTAAAGTGCGCATTGACTGTTCTGAGTTTACTGGTTCGGTTGTGTTTTCTATAAATAGCAGCTATAGCTATACCCCCGCAGCCTACTACAACAACCTTAGCCCAGCCCTGCGGGGGCTGTACGTGTTTGGTGCTAAAACGTCCGGAGTAGACGGGCTACTGGTTGGTAGGGAAACAGTGGGATCGGACAAGAGCTATAACGGGCAGACCGAGGTTCGTGAGTGCACGTTCGATAAGTTCGACCACAACATCCGAATGGGGCACAACTCTTGGCGCGTTGTGTTCTACAAAGTAAACAGCCTAAACGCCCTCAACCCTAACGGGATATTGTATGTGCCTGCTGGGCTAGATGACTCTGGAGAGATTCTGTCGTTCTACCACTGCCAGTTCTTCGATGGCGCAGGTAGTAATATCCGATTATCTTGCTCCTCGTACACTATGGTATTTAATACCTGCTCGTTCCTGAACATCACGTTCTTTGTGGATTCGGCGAGTAGTGCGACAGTAACTTGCAATGGGTGCAACTTCGAGAACCCGGGAAGTGCTAGTACCCGTAGATACGTTGACATTAGTGCTGGGCACACTAACGTATTCAACATTATTGGGGGCAGTATAGTCACAAACAGCAACCCTGGACAGACCCAGGCGCTACTGTATGTCTCTACCAACAATCTCCTGAACCTTGTAGGTGTAATTGTCCCTTACGGCAGGCACTATCAGCAGGAGCAGGAGCTCGGCTATCACGCATTCATTGGTGGGGCCGGTACAGTAACAACCTCTGGGGTTATGCTGCAGCTGCTGAACGGGGCAGGTACGTGTCCTTTGCACTCTAGTCTTAGCACGTTCAGTAACTGGGATTTTGGTTATGGGAACCTGAATGCTTGGACGGTAGATAAGGGGGCTGGTACATCCTCCGTGGTAGAGTACTTGGCTAACGCTGGACCTAAAGGTACAGGGGGAGCTATGCGAGTTGCTCCTGTAAGTGTCGGTACTAACGTATCGCAAGTACAGGCAGTAACCAACCCCGGCATGTTCAGTATGTCCTGCATGGTGAACATTGCGACGACCCCCGGTAACGCGGGGCAGATATCTATTGGGTTCTTGGATGCTGCCGGTAACAGTATACCTGGCGGGGTAGCAGCTAATCTGGGCACCACTACGGGTTGGAAGGTAATCGGCAAGAACACCCTGCGTGGCAAAGTCCCAATCGGTGCAAAGCAGATTCGTGTGAACATTCAGACCGTGGCCGGTGCAGACGTTAAGTACGCGTACTTGCTGTGCAACATGGTCAAGTAACGGCACTTGTTGGCACTGGTGCGCTCCGGGGAAATCCAGGGGCTTGCACGTCTATACCTGAACCCTAAATTTGTTAGACTCACGCGAGGATATGTCTATGAACATCAAATACGACACAACATCCCCTAGCTGCTTAGTGTGGCTCAAGGGCAGACGGGCCGGAGCAGTCGCCGGTACTAAGAAGGCTAAAGGATACTGGGAGGTGCAGGTGTGCGGCAAGAAATTGCGCGCGCATCGGCTCATATGGGAGATGCACAACGGGCCTATCCCATATGGCTACGTGGTTGACCACATCAACCAAGACCCCAGTGACAACCGCCTAGAGAACCTGCGCTTGGCTACTCTTAGTGAGAATAACTGCAATGCTCGCAGGTCTGAGCGGGAACACCCTAGGGGCGTATACTACACTGGCACATGCTGGCGCGGGGAGTTCTGGAAGGATGGTAAGCGTTACATGAAGAAGCACAGCTCCTACGAGGTTATCTGCAAGTGGGTACAAGAGAAGCGCCTAGAACATCACAAGGACTTCTCCCCTGCGCAGATGTATATCTGAACTCGAAATTTGTTATACTTACCCGACAGGGTCCCTCACCCTCAGCGACGCCAATTGCCCCCATAGGGGGTGCCTGGGAGAATTTAGGGGGGGGGGGCACTAGTGCAGCCTACTAGGGCGCACCAGAGGGCCTCAGCGGGCCTGTGCTGCGTTCTAGGGCTATCGCTAGTGCTACCCTATGGCTATCCCTGTGCGTTCACTAGGGCGCTTCCTGTGCGCTCTGTGTGGGCCATAGGGGTGCGCTCTGCCTTGCTTATTTTGTGCCTGTCCAGTGGGCCTGCCTAGTGCCTGCCTAGTGTGCCAGTAGTGCCGCCACAGTGGGCCAGCTAGTGCGCTGTAGTGCTATCCCTAGTGCATACTAGGCTATCGCTAGGGCTATCCATAGTGCTTTACATTGTGCCGATTCTGTGCTACGCTGCGCGCTCCCCACTAGGGCGCACTTCCACTATCCAGCGCTATCCAGCGCTATCCCTTTGCTCTTACTTTCATTCGAAAGCTATTATGAAATGAAGTTACCGGAGTAGGAGGGGTTTAGGGACACTATATACACTACTACTCACTATGCACTCACTAGTACTCACTAGTATGTCCCTGTGCCTACGCAGTAGGCTGACATACCTAGAATCTTGTAACCTCCGCTCCTATCCCTCCGGGATATCGTCGCTATGGTTACGCTACTAATCACTATGTAAGGAGATATTGTTTTGGCTAGAACATTTAAGATTGTGGTTGATAAAGAGGGCTACCCAGTGATTAACGGTGCTGGTCCAGGGTGTATACGTAAGAATGGTAAAAAGGACCGTAGGACTATGGCACTACACAGGGCCGTGGTTATGGATGCACTGGGTATCACTAGCTACGGCTCTGGGTACCATGTACATCACTGCGACAGTAACCGCCTTAACTGCGCCTTTGATAACCCGATATTGGTTAGCTCCAGCACTCACCGTGCCATTCACTTAGCACAGAGTCAGGAAGGGAGATGTTTCACAAAGGAGGAGCTATTAGCCAGCCCAGACTACGACACTAACTGGCGAGAGTTCGACGTAACTTACGGAGATTACAATAGCTTACTACACGCAGACCTTTAGGGTCTGCTTACCCTTTTTGCTCTTAGTGATAAATATTTATAGAAAGTACTTGCTTTTTTAAATCAGCTAGGTGTATATTTATCCCGTCGAAAGCGATACGGTCTACCGGGTAGCTCTAGATTCCAGAGTCAACTGGATAAGTAGACAACCTGATAAGTCATACGAAAAACAGGTATTGACAATAGCAGTAAACGCTTTTATAGTTTGAATCATGTTGCGGAGCAGTGTAGCGCCTAAAGGTGCTCTGACCACTAACCCTAGATACATGATAGTAGTAAAGAAGTAACGTCAAGAGCTGAGACGACAAACAGCGGGTGCGCTTAGATGATTGTGCCCTGAAAACGAAATCATCAAGCCCAGTGCGACTGGGGAGCCGGGGGAAACCACGAAGAGGCTGAATCAACGCGGTTGTACAGGTGCTGACTAGAATCAGTAACCCGCCAACCAATAACACTGACCTAAGCAGTCATGCTTAGCTGAGTGTTATACAGGAGCAACCATGAGTAGGCTGATAGATGCTGAATATAGGTGGCGCAGACAAAACGCAACCGCGTGGAGGAAGCGCATTTCGGTACTGGAAAGGACAATAGAGCACTTCTCTGCGTTGCAGAGTCTCACCTCTAATCAGGTAACGGCGTTAGCTAGTATGCGTACTGAGATTGCCAGACTGAAAGGGCACATAAAGGCGGGAACATGAAATACCGTGATAAATTGAAACAACAATTCGAGGGGCTGGAGAAGCTATCCGGTTCGGAATTGAGAAAGCGCCGGGACGCGCTGAACCGCGCAGGGTATACGCAGACAAAGCAATCCGCTACGTTCAGCACTACAGTGCGTGGCAAGACCAAAGTTAAGGGCAACAGTAAGCAGCCCAGGGGTTGGTACACTGTAAATTCACAATTAGGGAGGTTGGTATGATGACGTTCTTAGCAGCTGCTGGGGTATTCTTTCTCGCGGGACCGCTTCTGCGGCTCCTGTTCATTCTTCTGTTCGTTAGCAGGAAGTGAGGTACACGTATCCTTGTGGCGGTGCAAGAGCAGTACTCGGACGCCGCTGTAACGCTCGCGGTGGATGGTAATAGCAACAACGATATTTGAGGTAGGGTATGCACGGAAAGAATCCTGAGACGTTGCTGATGCGTAGGCAGCAACCAACAATCGAAGGGCTGGCGCGAGAGTACAGCGCTAAGGCAGCACTGCGCCAGCACTATGAGAAACAAGCGCAGCGCCTGGGTATGACCCTGCGCGGCTACTGCTTCCGGTTTAATGTGCGGGGTGTGGTATGAGTAAGCAAATTATGTATGATGTATACAACCTGCGCGGCGCATACTGCCGCGTAGCAGTTGACCGCCCACTAGACCACCCCGCAGAGTGGTACTGCAAGCATTTGGGTGTGTACTTCGAAGATTGTGCATTCAGTAGCGCATTCATACTGCTGCACGAGCAGTCGGTACTCGTGGCCCGCAACGTGGTATTCAAGGACAAAGCATGCTAACAGTAGACGAAACAGCGCTGCTGTGCTGGTGCCTGCTGGAAACGCAGGGCAAGTGCGGTTGCACTTGGGAAACATTCAAAGGGGTCCCTAATGAACTCAAGCAAATCGTACCGGTCGAGCGTAGACTCCTCCGAGTTCGTAAGCAGGACTCAACGGTGGTGCTCACCACGTACCGGGAGTATACAGAATCTGCCGCGCGGGAGTTGCAAGAGCACATTCAGTTCGATGTGGTTACAGCACTACTACGGTACGGATATCGTGGAACCTATACAAGATTTAGGGTGGCTGTGCGCTCGTATCATAAGCAAAGACAGCTCGCTGCGTGGTACGCACGCTGACTTAGCAGTTAACGACGAACTCATTGAATCTATTCAGGAGCAAATTAAAATGCAAACTAATCCGGCTGGCATACCGTGGAAAATCGTATTACCGGAAGGTGCAAACGCATTGCCAATGAAGTGTTCCATGTATTCCAGCGGTGATTACTGGACCCCGTTCCAGGACTTGCAAATGCAGGGCGCTGACCATCCTCACACTGAGGGCCCATTGCAGGCGCTTATGGGCCTCCGTACTGTCAGCGCGTACACCCCGGGCTTAGGGGTAGCTATAGGCGGAATACTGCATCCGGAGTATCGCGATGTAATGCTGACTCGTGGCCCGCTACAAAAGGTGGACTTGTACCGGTCTGGAACTTTCTACGAACTCTTTTCCCCGGCGCGAATCGCCATCGACAGCAAGTTCTGGGAGCGCCGCCGCGACTTCTATGATGGCGATGATGTAGTGGTTGAGCGCGTAGTTGCTAGTGTAGAAGAGTTCGCCGGTTACAAGGTGCACAAGCAGGCCGTGCAGTTATTTGAGCGCATTATGCTTGCGCCAGAAGAGCAGCAGCGCCGCTTATATACTGGCTACGATTACGGCAGATACATCCGCGATGGCAACGCCGCTGCGCTGCTCATGAAGTTGCACGGTTTCGTAGTGTCTAGATTCGCTGTGCCGTTGGGCTTTGGTTTCCGCAACGGAGAGCCCATCGTGATGCTGGGGCAGCCGCGGATGCACAAGGACTTCGCCGCAGTTACTGAGTACCGTTGTGTAGAGATGCGTGTAGGTAAGTGGCTAGCTAACTACTACGGCAACGGCGTAGACTTCCGCGATGCTATCGAAGACCTCAAGGCTATGAACGTAGACCCGACAACGTACCTGTGCAAGACCGAGCAGGAATGGTACGACGCCTACGAGAATGGCCCGGGTAGCTGCATGAGCGGGTACTCCTTTGAGCATAGCCCTGTGCGGACGTACGCTACCACCAGCCACGGGCTGCCGGATAATGGGCTGCGCCTGTTCATCCAGTACACCGGGGAGCTGTTCGGTGACGATTTCGAAGTGCTGGCACGAGCAATCGTTAACACTGAGACTAACGAGTACGTCCGTGCTTACGGTAATGCTGCGGATGCAATCATGCGCGGTCATGGTTACATCAGAAACACTGAATGTCTCGAAGGGGTAATGCTGGCGCGCATACCGCACCCAACCTACAACGGCGCAGTGCTGATGCCATATCTCGATAGCAGCCAGTGTGGCGTAGACGAAGAAGGCAGTGACGCCTTTGTAATACGTGACGACTACGAGTACGGGGCGCAGGAATCCGAAGGGTACATTTACGTAGGTACAGAGTCTGCTAGGTGCTGCTGCTGCGAGGGGCGTTACTCCACTGTTGATATGCACGAAACCGCAGGCGATGAAATGGTCTGCGACGGCTGCGTCGAAGAGGGGGAGTTTGTATACGTAGTTGGCCGAGAAGGGCTGCATAGTCGCTGGAGCTGCACCTGGTCTGATTACCACGACGCCTATGTATATGACGCGGACATTGAGCACTGTTCGGTAGAAGGGGTAGTGCACGACCAAGAAGAACTGGTGTATGCACAGGACCGGCAGGTGCTTATTGGGCACGCAGAAGAACACCCAGTGCACGGGTTAATTCTCACTGAGTATGCAGCTGATTGCTTGGGAGAGAAGTACCTGGGCAACGATGACGAAGAAGAAGTAGAGGAGGCAGCTTAATGTTCTTGAATCCTCACGGGATTGATATGCAGCTGCTCTTGCAGATACTGCGAACGCACCGGCCTAGCTGGGGCAGCACTAAGTGGTTCGAGCCGCTGCTTATGCAGTCGCTACAGGCGCTGGGTAGTGGTATGCACTACGTAAAGGACAAGCACGGGAACTACTTCGTGCTGGTGGGGGACTCAGAGCAAAGTGACGTAGCGTTTACGTCTCATCTCGATACGGTGGCCCGCCCAACCAGCGCTGCGCCGGACGTCGGCTGCACTAACAAGGGTGTACTGTTCGTAAAGAATCCGCAGCAGGCTGACTGTTTAGGTGCGGACTGCGGTGCTGGTATCTACCTGATGCTGGAGATGCTGCGGCGGGGTGTGCATGGACGCTACTGCTTCTTCGTGGATGAAGAGGTAGGCTGCGAGGGCAGCGCTGCATCGGTCAAGGACGACGCCGGGTTTTGGACTGGGGTCAAGGCGATGATTAGCTTCGACCGCCGCGGCGACGGTATCATTACACATCAAAGGTATATGCGCTGCTGCTCTGATACCTTTGCAAAGACCTTAGCAGAGCGCCTGGGACGCACGGAGCAGCACTTACAGAAGGGGGTATATACTGACTCGGCTGAGTTCGTTGGCATCATTCCTGAGTGCACCAACGTCGGCGTAGGGTATATGCACGAGCACACCCCGGATGAGGTGCTGGACCTGAACATCCTGGGGCAAGTGCTTGAGCGGGTACTACAAGATGGTACGTTCTCGCACCTGCCGATTGAGCGGGACCCGAAGGTATTGGAGCCAGACCAATGGCTATCTGCACCGACACTCAATTTACGCCAGCCGTGGGATATGCCGCCGGACGAGGACCCGCAATTGCTGGCAGCGTTCCGGGAAGTTTCCCAGCTTTCTAAGCAGCAACTGGTTAGCTGGGTGCAGGAGAATCCAGAGAAGGCGGCGGAGTACATCATGGTATTCTCCGACTACGGCTTCAAAGAAGAACTGATTGAACTAGGCACCAGAGTCGTAGAAGACTGGGGTGGATACGATAATATTGTGGAGGGTTGATTATGTCTAAGTTTAAAGTTGGCGATAAGGTTGTGCGTACAAAGGGTTGTGGCAAAGATGAACACTTTCTGTCTAAGTTAGGCCGTGATATCTACTACACTGTGACTTCTGTTATTGGTGATCACTGGCTGCAGGTGAATGGGTGGGTAGACGGGGCTGACAAACACCCCTGGTACGTCAGGAACTTCGAGCTGTATCAAGAACTAGGGGACGAGCTTCCGCCTGTCCCGGACAAAGTGGCCTACATGAACTCCAATCGCGACCCGGGAAATGACCAGCGCTTAGTCCTTGAGAAGGGTAACGGGGATGGGGAAGGTTTAATGTACATCGGGGTAGTTCCTAAGAAGGGGAGCACTCGGGCAAAGGTTGAGATTGGGATTAACATCGACCCCGATTCAGCCCTGCAATTGGCGCACGACATTCGCCGAATGGCCATGTCTGTTAAGCGCGCGCAGAAGTAATGGACCAGCCCTGGCTTAGAGCGTGCAAGCGCCTGGCCGTGGGGCAGAGGGCACGCTTTCGGTGCTGCGGCAGGGACGCCGCCGGGGTGCTCTACAATAACCCGGATGCCTGGGAGTATTATTGCCACCGCTGTAAACAGGTTGGCAAAGAGCACAAGCAGTACCAGCGCATACAGTTACAGGAAGAGCCGAGGGTGCAGCCCGCTGCACCTGCAGATGCAATTTGCATTAGCCAAGCGCCTGCGGAAACGCAGAGTTTTCTTTACGGATTCCTGACCGCAAAGGGAATCATGCCTGAAATGGTGGAGGATGCAGAATGGAGCAAAGAGAAACAGCGGATAATCTTCCGTGTCGGAAGCGCTGCTCTGGGCCGTGCAGTGCATGTCCGACAGCAACCGAAGTGGGTAATGTACGGCCAACCAATACCATTCGCTGCCGCGGCACCTGCCGTAGCACCGGATGTAGCTGCGGCCGCACCCCTAAAGGTCGTGCTCACCGAGGACTATCTATCAGCCCGGAAGATACAGCACGCAGTTACGAGTTACAGTGCGTTGAACGTGCAGGCTATAGCTATGCTGGGTACACGCTTGCCCACGCCGCTGAGGGCTTGGCTGATTCAGAATCGCCCGGAAGTAATTCTGATGCTGGACAATGACCCGGCAGGGCACGCTGGGGTAGCGGCGGCGCGCCGCGCACTGCGTCCGTTCATGCAGTGTCGTGAGCATTACTTCGCTGCGGACCCGAAGGATGCAGAAATCAAAGAGATTCTGGAGGCTCTAATTGGACCTAATAGTTGTTCGTGCGATGTGCACACAGAAGGTGTGGAACCGACTGCGAGAGCAGATACCCAAGAGCATGCTTGCGCCGGACACGTCGAACCTACTGGACTGGGTGGGGCTGTACTGGAATACGTACCCTGAGCACCAGGAGGTGCAGTGGGATGCGATGCAGAGCATGCTCAACCTCCGGGCTGGGCACTTGTCCCGGGAAGAGCGGGTAATCATGGACGAGCTTATGCGGGGAGTACAAGCCGTGCCTCAGGATTCTGTGGTGGGCATTGTCCAGACCCTGAACGAGCTGGCCTACAGCGGGGAGGTAGCAGCGCTGACGCAGCGCTACCAAGACGGCGAGGAGATTGATTACCTGCTGGAAATGAAGCACCTACAGCGCAAGTACGGGGACGGCGCTGCGGTGCATGAGTCGCTGCTTGAATGGGAGAGCGGTAGTGTTGACGAAATACTTGCCGCGACTGACGAGAGCGGCGGTCTTAAACTGGGCGTGTTCGAGCAACTCGCTAGCAACATCCGAGGTCTACGTGGCGGGGACTGTATCGCAGTGGCTGCTCCTGTGGACTCTGGTAAAACCAGCCTGCTTGCTGCTATTGCTGTGGACTTTGCTGAGCAGATGCAGCAGCAGCCGGAAGTATATGGGGACCGTCCGATTCTCTGGCTGGTTAACGAGGGTCCGGCGACGCGTACAGTGCCGAGGGTGTATCAAGCGGCGCTGCACTGGACTCTGGCTGAGATTAAGGACCGGCACAGTAAGCAAGAGTTCGTTCCAGCCTACCTCAAGAAAGTAGGCAGGGCTGACCGGATTCGCGTTAAGGCTGCGCACTCCTTGACGATGGCCCAGATATCCACTCTCATGGAGGAGATGCGCCCGGCGGTAATCATCATAGACATGGTGGCGAATATCCGTGGCGGCACTATGGAGACCGAGCACCAGAACCTCGAAGCACGTTGGCAGGAGCTGCGTATCCTTGGGTGCGAGAACGACTGCGCTATTGTAGGCACTATGCAACTTTCACTCGAAGGTTACAACATGCTGTTCCCGCCGCTCACCGCTATGAAGCAGAGCAAGATTGGCGTACAGGGTGCCCTGGACTTGGCTATTATGATGGGATGCTTGGACAGAAACGAGCAGCCGCACATGCAAAACGTCCGCGGTATCAGTACTCCGAAGAACAAGATGGCACTGTCTGGTAAAGAGTCGCTCCTGCAATTCGAGGTGGGATTCGAGCCGGGTCGTTGCCGCTTTGACGAAGGCCAGATTAACCGGTGACTTCCCTAGCGCCTTATATGAGGGCGCTATGTAGGTACACTAGGAGGCTACTATACTTAAACCGTCAGACATTAACTACCTCGATGAAGAGGTAATCAAGGCGTACGCTGCGTCTGCAGGTACTTTCCGTAAACGATTCGCGCTGGACAGCAGCCAATTCTCTGGGATATTTAGAGGTTTAGTATGTACCAGATTATGATAGTGGATTTAGAGGTCGAGAACTTTGAGTATTACGGCAACGTGGCATCCCCG